GTGTAGCTAATAAACTGTTTCAGTTCCATATCTACCTACCCTTCTTACTCGAGATAGGAAGATTATAGACTAATTCGCTTAGTCAAGTGGAGGTAGGTCAGTACTTTCAGTGTCTATTACTTCAGGGAAATTGGGAATATCCTGCTCATTTATATTTTTGGGGTGGGATAGATTATATTTCCGTTGTATTCTATCAACTATCATCAAATCCTCAGTACTCCATTCCTCAAAGGGATTGTCAGCATGAACATTAGCCTCAATAGTCAGGCTAGTACCATATCCTCTAGACTTTCCAATAGTATCTAGGGCATATCTAATAGCCCAAGCCTCTCCGTTATCTACTGCTTCTTGTAACTTTAAGTCAGCTTTATCAAGAAAGACTTCCCTAGACTCTTCAAAAGCAGCTCGAAGTGCTGGACTTTTCTGTATCCTAAAGTAAATAGTCTGGAAGTGGGAACCAATCTTTTTAGCTGCCAGTGCTACATTTCCTCTGGTTTCCTGTAAGGCAGTAATAATCTGCTCATCAGTAAAAGAAGGTGGTCTACCTGATTTCCCTCTAGCAACCAGTGCCTCTGGGTCTACTGGTTCTGGTGGTGGTGTTCTTAATCCGTATCGTGTCATAATTAATATTCTCCTGCCCTAGTAAAGAGCTTATAAAGTCTTGTAATTCAGCCTACTTAGAGTTATGCTAAAAGGCTGTTTATTGTTTGTTTTATGTTTTCGATAAAAGCAAATATCTCAAACCATCCTATTTCTCCCCCTTTTTACCACTTCCTTAGATTAGAGTTTGCTAGAAACCCCAGAGTGCGATGGTGCGATTAGGGGGGTCTTTTCCCTATTGCTCTCTCAGGAGAAAAATCATTCAGGAAGTAATGGGTAAAAGGGGGTGCGAATCGCACCATCGCACTCTTAACCCCCCTATATTGGGTAAAAAAGGCTCAAAAAGGGTATAAAAATATAGAGATAAATACAGGAAGGTGGTAAATTTACTCTCGAGAGCTTAATTTATTCTACCAATAATTAGCTGAATGCTATCACTTTGTATAGCTGGTTGATTATCTCCTTCTGCTTTTCCAACTCTACTAGCCTTTCCTCTGCTATCTTCCACTCTCTCCAAGTGAAGTAAAAGAGACTAACGTTTATGAGTATATTTATGGTTAGTAGAATTACTATCCAGCTCATTTCCCAATGCCTCCCTCATCTCCTTTAGTTCCAGTTGTCCTGCTATCTTTAGAAAATCCTCTCCCTTATAAAACTGTTTACCCATCCCTACTACATAATCTTCAGGATTTCCTGACATTTCCAAGATAGCTCTAGCACTTCCTACTGCAAATTCGTTATAGTTCTTACCGTCTTCAATCCTAGTAATTGTTATCATTGTTTAATCTCCTGTTGTCTACTGGTGAGCTCTTTATGTGGGAATTATGCAAATCTTCTGGTGTTATTTTGAGATATCTCTGTAATACACTTAATGATGAATGCCCCATCAGAGCTTGTAATGTGAATATATCCGTTCCATTCCTTAACATTTCTAAACAGAATCCCCTCCTGAAACTATGTAAAGAGGGTGGTTCTATTCCTGCCTTTTTTGCTAATCTGATAATGATTTGTCTCAGTCCTGTGTAAGTTAATTTCTCACCCCCATTAGTTACAAATAAATATCTACTATTTTCTATCCTATTATTGAGATATTTCCTAACTGCTTTCCTCGAGGTTTTCCCTAAAAATACTATTCGAGGTTTACCACCCTTCCCTCTTTGTATAACTATCTGCCCAGTAACTGCGTTGATATTTTCTATCCTAATATCTAACACTTCCTGAGCCCTGCATCCTGTATCAAATAATAAACACAGTAACGCATAATCCCTACTCTTCTTACATACCCCTAACAATTTCTGAAAGGTTTCAGTCTCAACCCCCTGTAATGGTTCAATATCAACTCGAGGAGGCTTAACCTTTCGGATAGGATTTCTCCAGTTATCAGGTTCCATCTCGTCCTCGTACCACAGTAAAAACGCTTTCAAACTTCTGTAATGAGCGTGTATTCCCCCAGCATTATGACCAGTGCTTTCTAAATAAATCAGGTATTGTCTAATGGTATCAGGAGTGATGTCCCCAATATGCTTAATCAACTGGGAGTCAGCATAACTTACAAACCTATTCAATTTCTCCCGATAAAACCCTATTGTTCCAGTACTGAGGTTTTGAGACTTCCTATCAATCAGGAACCCATCCAACCACGTTATAATATAATCATCCTGAGTAATCCGCTGCTCTAATTGACACTGGTACATCCCATAACCTTTCTGTTAGTACCACTATCAGCAACTTTTATATTAGAATTGCCTCAAATCTAGCCCTTGTAGCTCAATTGGACAGAGCACCGGACTTCTAATCCTTGAGACTCTTTACCCCCTTTTCAAATTGCTATTTAGTGGTTTAAGGTACTGTTATTTCAGTAATCCTATACACTACTGTAACTCTCAATTCTAAGAAAATCTACTCCCAGTTATTCCAAAGGCTTTTTTCATCATAAACCTTCCGAGATAGTCAGTATCTTTGGTTCTCTTCTTTAGGTTACATTTCTTACAGAGTAACTGACAGTTTTCTAGAGATAAGTCTCCCCCCTTAGAAATGGGGATAATATGCTCAATTTGAAAGTTATTATTAGATATATCAGTACCACAGCTAACGCAACTACCTCTCTGTATATAATAAAGAAATTCCACGTCTTCAGGAGTCAAAGTAGAAACACTGGTAATACCCACCATTTCTGCTCTTACTTTATGTCTAACAGTGGCGTGAGCAGTCCTTCCCTTTATTCCCTTACACCAGTTCCTCTGATACTCTCTAATACCTTCTTTATTGTTTTTACGATATTGTTGGGTGTCTTCTTTGTGCTCCAAGTAGTAAGAAGCGCTACGAGTTTTATCAAAGGCTTTTCTACAGTTTTTACACCAGTAGGTCAGCCCATCATTTGAGCTTTTGTCCTTATAAAATTCTGTCTCCTCTTTCCTTTGTTTACATTTGGTACAAATTTTCATCTTTCCTCTTTCCCTCGAATTGTTATAGGGGAAGAGCCTATCTTCGGGCTAGACTCCTCCCCTAACGATTATGCTTTCAAACGCCTGACTCCGGAGTTCCATCTATCGCTTCAGTTATTCGATTCAGGTTATATAGCAAGTGGTCTAACTTTGCATCCATCCATCCAATAAATCTACCCCACTCATAATCGCTGATTTCTTCAGTCTCTACAGTATTCTCTACCACCATTAATTCGTTCATTTCTGCACCCCGTTAGATAGGTATTTATGGCTAATAGTCCAGCTATCCATCCAATCGGAGAATACTATCAAGGTATTTAAATCCCTTAAACTGGGGTAATCTGAATGCTTATCACGTTTCCAAAGAAATTCTGCACACCCCTCGCTTTCACTAGCTGATATCAATTCCTTTTTATCCCTGCTAGGTAAGTTGTCTATTACATCTAAAAGCCTAGTATCAAAATCATCATCCAGTTTTACTTGTATTCCTTTATAAAAAGTTGTGTTATTCATGTTACAAACCTCCCTCTAGTATTGAGTCTACTTCTGACTCTAGTTTTATTGTTTCATCACTTACAGGCTCAGACTGTAAAAGTCTTATACCGATATAATTTTTTCTACCCTGTCCACCAGTGTAAATACCTATCTTCTTAAGTTGTGCTGTGAGGCTTTTGTTTGAGCATAGCTTTTCTAGATTAGCCTTTAAGTAAAGGTTATAGGTAGTTAGTAATTCATCTTTCCTTATCGAGAAAGTATCTCCCAACTCGCACTCATCATTTATAAATACTGCGAATGGGTCATTCTCTCTTTGATAAGCCCCCACGTCTTCTACTATTCTTTCTGGTTCTACTAAGCCTTCCTCAAGATAGGCAGCCAAACCTTCTAAAGCCCAGTTTAAGATTCCTGAGTTTTCATCTATGAACTCTTGTAGTACAGCTTCCGGTCTACGTCTAATTTCTGGTGGTATGGGACTATCAAAACCAATTAGCTTAATTCGATTTACCATAGCCTTATCAGTACCATCGAAAGAGGGTTTATTATTTCCAAATATCCAGAGGTTATGGGTTGGTTTAAAGTTGAAGGGGTCTCTATTTTTAGGGTTACAGGTGATAATGTCATTCCCAGTTAGTCTTTTTACTTTAGCTTCACTGAGCTTATCGTTCTTATTAAGTTCATCTGCTGTTATAAATCTGGTGTTATAGAAACTTTCATTCAGGGGAGTTAGTCCACCAGTATTTAGTGCCATTATTACAGTTGCTTCTGTTTGATTTCCATAGTCCCCAAATAGATTTAGTAGTGCTCGAATAAAGGTAGACTTACCGTTGTCTCCTGATTCCCCCCACAGGAAAAATAGTGCCTTTTCGTCAGAATTACCTGTAAGAGAAACCCCTACAGCCTTCTGTACATAAGCCCTTACCTGTGGGTCTGGAAAGATTAGTTCCATAAACTCTAACCAGTGGGGACATTTAGCTTCCTCATCAAACTCAACAGGCATTATCCTAGTCATATAATAATTTGGGTCGTGCTCTATTAATTCTTTTGTCCTAAGATTTAATATGCCATTCTCTACGTTTAGTAACCAATGGTGGTTATCATCAAACTGCTCAGTACTAGCGTAAATGTGAGTCTTTGCTTCTTCCAGCATATTGTTTAAGCGTCCTGTGTTCTGACTTTGTTTAGCCCAGTTAGCTATTGCTTCTGCTAAGTCTTTATTATTCTGAACAGCGGCTGCTTCCAAGTAAATATCTTGTGCTACTTTTTGAGCGTAGGAGTGACTGTGTGGTGAGTTTATTTCCCACTTCTTACCGTTCCAAATAACCCAATGAAAGGATTTGTTATATCTGAGAACATCTCCGTACTTCTTTAGCAGTCTTAGAGCATTCCCCAAGTCTGTATTTAGGATTTCACCTTCTACCCTAATTTGAAGGGCTTGCTTAGGATTGTCTTCTTTAGCCCAGTAGAAAAGGGAGGCTAAACTTAATCCCTCTTCTGAAAAGGTTTCCCACTTCTCAGCACAAACATCAGGCTGATATTTGGTAGACTTTTTACTCCAGTTGTCCCACAGTTCCAGTCCTTCTTTTCCTAGACTATAAAGGGCTTGTCCTACCTGTATCCATTCGGCATAGTTCTCAACTCTTTCTTGAGAAAGTCTTCCTAGAGCTTCTTTAGCTTTTGGAATATCAACTGCTAAGTTAATGTCTCTCTTAGGTGAGGCAATAGTAGGCTTTTCTTTCTTCTCAGGTATCAACCCAACTGGAAAGGGAACAGGATTAGATTGATTAGCCCATTTGTACTCATTTCCTGTTATGTGCATTGAGGGAGGAATGACTACTAGAGCCCCATCGTTTCTTACATCAATCCCTTTAGCTAGGTTTTCTACACCAGTTCCTGCCATAGAGTTGTAAAGATAGTAGAGGTGATAACCCCCACTTCCAGTTTGTACAGTCAAAGTCTCAGGGAATGGTAGGGAGTCAATGCTTCCCCCATTCTTAGGGTCTATGTCTACTACGGTTACATTTGAGAGTTTTCCTGTAGCTAACCCCCAATTACCAGTAGGATAATACTTATACCAAGTCTCAATAGTATCTATCGAGTCAGTGGCTATCTTTTCCCAGTCTTTGAATCTAGGGTGTTTTCCTGCTGAATGGTCTTTAAGGTGTTCATCCCCACAGAGACATTTTCCTTCTGAGTCTACCCCCCAAACTGGGAATATCTTAAACCCAGCTTCTGCATAGAGTTTTAGTTGGTCTAGAGTATTCATTATTTCCCCCTTCTTTGAGCCAGCCTTTCTACAGCTTCACAAGAGGAACACTTGTAATACTCTTCAGGCAAACCCCTCTCAATAAAATCATCATAGCCCTGAAAGTGGTAGCCCCAGCTTCTTCCACACTTTAGGCACTCTAGATTTACTTTTATGCTTCTTACTTTTACTCCATAAAACTCTAGGTCTTTTGGATTTGGTTTTATTTTTGATTGTTCATACATTTTTCAGAACCCTCCCTATAAAATTATTATTTAGTTTTCTTCTGAGTTCAGAAGAGTTTGAATAGCTTTTCGTACTAACTCGGCTAGAGATATATTTTTCTTCTCTGCGAGTTCAAACAGTTTGTTTTTCGTTTCATGGGGCATCCAGATATTGATAACAGTGTCGTTTCTCTTTTCTTTTAGTGGTCTACCGAAACGTCTTTCTACCAGCACATCTTCTCTTACTTCCATTGTTTTTCACCTCCTTATATTGGAATTTAAATCAGTTCTCCCACTGCTAGGGTGGGTTATAAAGATATTCAGTTGTAATTATTGGGGGATTTGGTACTCTTTAATTATAACATACTTTAGTAAATGATGTTTCAAGCCTTGAAACTAGAGGGAGAGCATAATTTCTCCCTCTAGTTATCTTTATTAAGCAGCTAATCCTGCTAACATCATAGCCTCAGCCATAGCCCTAGCCAATTCTTTTGGGTCTATGTAGGCTTTTACTGGTTCGTTAACTTTGTCCTTTGGAGTTACTGTAACGGTTTCTCCACTTTGTCCCCAGTTTCCTGCACCAAGATAAAACGAGTCATTAGGAAAGCCTGAAGGAATAGTAAAACTTCCTCCATCAGCAAACCCTCTAATCGGGGTATTGGTTTTAATACTGTTTCCTGTTGCTGTTTTAGTTGTTACAACTGGTGCGCCTTTATTATCAAACCCTGCAACAGAAGAGCCCTGAGTTAAGTACTTAGTAATAATTGTGATGGTTACAGACTTATCTCGAATACTGTTCCAGTAGTTTTTAATTGTTAGGATATCCCAAGCCACCTCACTGGCACTTTTCTTTACGTGGTCTAATGGACTGACAATGGCTTCTACTTTTTCTGGTGTTTGGTCTAAGTTTTTATTCAGCTCTATGGTAGTTGAGTTTAATACTGACAAGGGTACTCCAGCTTCTATGAGCTTTTGTCTCACCTCATCTATTGTCAGCCCTGTCCAAGCTAAGGTCTTTAACCATTCCCCAGTCAATTCGGGCAAGTGTCCCCTATATACCAAGTCATTTATGAGATTAACATTTCCAATAATGATAGCTAATTTTTCAGTAATCTTACCTGTGATGCTATAGAAATCAGTCAGTGGTTTTGCCACTGCTGCTCCTAGTTGTTGCTTTAAAGCTTCTACCCCATCGTTTAAATTATCAATTGCTTGCCTTTCCTTTTCCAGCTCTTCAACTTGAAAAACTGTAAGAATGGGGAGGTTCCTCACGTTGTCTAGGGCTTCTTTTACTCCCTTAGCACCAAGCTCAAACAGCTTCCCCATTTCCAGACCAGCCTTACCAAATCTCTCTGTAAGGAACTGTGCTTTCTCTACTTCACTACCTAGATTGTCATACTCCTCTGCCATCTTCTGGATTGACTCAATGGATGTTGAATAGCCCTTTTTATTTGCCGTCTCCATAGCTTTCTGGAGAGACTCTTGAGTTATCCTTACATCGTCTGCTGCTCTGCTAAGATATTGAGTTTCATCAGTAGTCATGCCCGTAATTCTTGCCATATCTAACATAGCGTTGTTATAAGCTATGGCTTCCTGATTGCACTCATAGAGGTATTGAGCTGTAGCATAAAGAGCTCCACCAACTGCCCCAATAGCACCTACAGCAGTTAAACTAATCCCTGTGAAGTCTTTAAATCCTCCGCTAAGTTTTTGTATACCAGTCTGAGCTTGTTTAGTATCAGCCTGAATAGGTATAACAAGTTTTTCTAAATTCATAATATTAAATTCTCCTGCAATCTTGTTAATTGCTTAGCATAAAATCTCTCCAGAATTTGAAAAGATTAGTCTTACCAAATCAGCTACACTCATACCTTTTTTGCGAGCTGAATTTACCAACTGCTCTTTCATATCCTTTGGGACTATTACAATAAGCTGAGTTCCGGTCTTATTTAGAGCGTTAGGGTTTACAGGTCTACCTGTTTTCATTGAACACCTCCTATAATTAAAATCTTCCAGCCCCTCTAAAAGGGGTGGTGATGAAAGGGTATTAAGTTTATGTACTTTGGGGAATGCTTACTCTTTAATTATAACTCTTAAGTAATATTTTTGCTTAATACCCTTTCTCTATACCATCTAACTTAGGATTCTTTCTTTTCAGCTTCGAGAGCTCTGTGTATAGATGAGAGCTCATTGATGATTTTTTGAGGGTCTGGATTACCCAAAGATAGGTTTTTTACTAGGGTAATTAGGAAGTATTTAGTATTCTCAGGCTGATACCAGAAAGTACCATTATCTTTCTCAAGTCTTGAAAGCAGTTCATTTGCTACTCCTAAAATAATTCCATCCATATTAGCTCGTTCAGCTTCCATTTTTGCTATAAGTTCAGCACGTTGCTTTTCCTGTACCACCTTACGCTTAGCCTGTTCTTCTTTAGCTAAATCCTTCTCAATTTCATCCTTAATGTGTAGTAACTCTTCTAACTTAGACATTGTTTCCTTCCTCCTTTTCAAACAAAACATTTACATCGTTAAACGCTTGCTCAACGACTTTTCTATTATCTTTGGTAACTTTTTCTATAATGGCAATTTCTACCTCTTCCTGCAAAGGAAGTACCATCAATCTGCCTTCACTTTGTAAGTAGATTAGCTCATCTATGGTTAGTTTTTGTGCTGCATCAGTTAACACCTCAAAAATCTTTTGAACTGTGCTCTGTTTAATCATTAATTCATTCATTATTTTTTCCTCCAGCCCTATGGCTTTTAATAGTTCCTGCTCTATGCTAATTGAATATGGTTCCCAATCTTCTATTGGTTCTATATCAGAAACTTGCTTCAATAACTTAGATTTAATTTCTCTTAGGTCTACTACCTTCAAAGGTTCAGTAGTCCCTTCCGTCTGTAAATCTTGTACCCTAATTTTTCCTTCTTCAGTTTCAGTAATAAATCTTATATTCATGGTTCAGTACCTCCCAAAATAATTATTTTTTCCTCTTGTTTGCATTAGCCATTAATGCTATTAGTTTTGCCTTCTCTACCATTGTCTCGGAAGTTTCAGGCTTTACTTCCTTTGGGAAGAAATCACTGGGTTTCAGTAGTGTTTTTCTGCCCGGTACTACGTTAGCTATGGTGGAGGAAATTACACCTGCCCTGTAGTTTTCGATTTCATTTCCAAAAGGTTCTAAGGAGTAATAAGCCAACCACTCCGTTAGTTCCTTTGAGCTCATCCTTTCACTAAGCTCAGCTACTGTCATTCCAAGAGCTAGAGCTAGTCTGAAGATGAACTTTTTTACCTCTAGTTTTTTAGGTTTTCTTTTGCCTCATCAAAACTAGCACCACTTAAGCCTGAATTTATCGAAACTATCTTATACAATCTCTCTACCACGTTAATTGATTTCTTAGACAGTTCAGAAAGCTCATCCTTAGTAAATAATCTGTTTCCCTCATCATCTACAAGAGCAAGAGCTACCATCTTAGCCATAAAATCTTTTGTATTAGTTTTTCCATCGTTATCTATTACCCACTGGGTAAACTCGTCTCTGTCCCCAACTGATAGACTTTTGATGTTTACTGTTCCACCCCACTCAGGGACTTCCACAGTCTCAATTTTGATATCTTTAGCCTTAATAATCTCTTCTTTATTTAGTGTCATGTCAAACCTCCTCAATATTTATTAACTCACCCTTACAGGTGGCTTTATGCTCAAAGTATTTATTCATAGCCTCAAGCAGTTCTTTATGGTTCTTTTTTGTACTTTTTTCTCGATATTCTCGAGTCCATCTACACCACTCGTACAGTAGCTCCATTCCTACTGGACAGGTTTTACTGTTTGAGCATTTAACCTTTTTAGTAACCATCCTTCAAAAACCTCCCGCTATTTATGTTATTTCAAGTATTCTTTGATAATTTCTCTTACAAGATTACTCATTGATTTTTGTTCTGCTATCGCTCTATTTAACAACGACTCTTTAAGGTCTTCCTCTACCCAAACATAGATTACTTTACCAATACGATTGATAGCATCAGCCTTATAAGGTCTTCCCATCTTTTTTGTAACTGTTCTTTCCTCAATCATTGTTTATTACCTCCTTTATATAAATTTCTGCCTCAGTCTCATAAACTGAGGGACTTTCTAATTGCTCAATACGTTTTATTTCTTCCCACTTTTTAGGCTCTGGCTCTTCTACCAAGCTATAACTGTAGGGTTTAGAAGTAGCCATTGAATATGCCTCTTCCTCGAACTCTGATAACTGGTGTCCCGTGGAGATTGTCTTAAGTTCCAACTCATAAAAAGGGAGTTTAGGTAAATTGTCTTGAAATAATAGCTGGGGGGCTGCTAACCATTCCTGATATTCTTTTGAGCCTTCTTCTATCTTTTCTGCCCTAGTTCTATTCAGCGTTGTAAAATGTAACTTTCTCCAAACCTTCTGTGTAACTGCATCTGGAAATTTGTATATCACTTATAAAATCCTCCTTTCTTTATAAAGAAATCTTGTATTGATGTTTGAATCTAAAAAAAATTAAGCGTTAAAGCAGTACTGCCTTTCATGTGAAAGGCTGTTATTAAGTTGTTTATGGGGAGTTTTTGGGGGACTAGCCGATTAAGCCGAAATAATTAAGGTCTTCTGTTACTGTTAGGACAGAACTCTCGGTTTATGTTAAGTTTCCCTATTTATATAGGGGAATTCAGAGTACTTTATGTATAGAATAATAAGCAGGGGATTTAGCTTTGAAAAAGTGCTGGAAAAATTGTTCTCTATACTTTAAGACTTTGAAGGGATTAAAATATTCACTATATTAATCATAACACAACTCATAGAAAAAGTCAAGAGAATAACTATATATTATATCCATTTATTATTATTTGTCAAGTGGCTCATGGTTTCGGTAACTGCTCGATATCTCGAGCAATTCAATATTCTAATCTAACTCTAATCTACAATGCCTTCTGAGGGGTCTAGGAGCCATTTCTAGGTGCCTCACTACCCTTTCAGGTCATTCTGTATCAATCCTTTGAGGGGATAATCCTTCGGGTAGTTGATTACCCCCTCAGTACCACTACTAATAAGGATTCAGAAGCAACTGGGTATTATTTTGCCCAGTCTTTTATCCAATATTTTGGGTTTTGATACTCCTCGATTTCCATTTCAAGATTATTACAGTAGTCTTCGAGAGACTGAATGAACTCCCCAAGCCAGCCCTCTTTTTCTGCTGTTTCCTTTAGCCTATCTAAATTCTTTCTGGTTACCTTTTCTATCTCTCTGTATGTCATTTTATATATCCTCCGAGATAACAGTACTTACCATCCTATAAAGGATAGTAGCTGAAATGATTAACTTTAGGATGAAAGGGAAAGTAAGAGATAAGAACCGTCAGATACGTAAATCTCTATATACTAATTATAACATATTTCAGAGATTTATGTTAAGAATTAGCTCAATTCCCCCCCCAATTACCATAATTACCCCATTAATATATACGTTCTAACCGAGTAAAGGTTGCAGGCTTATTTTGGAGGTTTTAGATATTTACTGGGAGGGTAGACTACTGGAATTGAGAACTTAACTCTAGTAGTCTCATGATTTTCATCTCCTGATTTCCCCCGAGCTCCAATTGAGACAGGAGCAAAAAATACACCTATCCCTGCCTCTGTGGCACTATCACTAGATTTTCCCAGTAGGATATCAAACTCAATGTCTTGAATCATAAAATTATCACTAATTATTCCTACTCGATGTATGGGTCTTCCAGCCATTTCGTTAATACTGGGATTTATTGCAAT